GACGAGAAAGGAGTTCCTTGTATTTCGTGGTCTACTGGCCATGTAAAATCGCCTATAAGTGAAATGATGCTTCCTACCTTTACACATTCAGTATTTCAAGGTATATTGAATAAAAAATTAAGTACACCGGAGGACTTAGATGAAAAATAAAATTGGAGTAAAACAATATAGCGTTCAAGATGTAAAAGACGCAGATAAAAGATTTTACGACAAGTTTCCAAGTGCTGTAGAAGATGCTGCTATGTTAAAAAAAGCAATGCAAAATCCTGGAGATGAAGTTGTAAAAATAGATGATCAAAGAAAAGCTGATCATATGCAAATGATGAAATCACTTAAAATAGAAGTGGAGATAGACTAATGACTAAAAAAGAAAAAGATATGACTGATGGACCAAAACAACATCAAGATTTAATTATTGATAGAATTAAAAATATTTTTGATAAAAAGGCAGATAAATCTACTGATAAAGAAGCTGGTACAAATACATATGCTAAGGATAATCAAGCTGCAATAAAAAAACTTAAAGGATAATATAATGGCTAAAAAAACAAAAGATGTTGTAAAAGATATTATGGATGTTGATTTCGAAGATACTTCTACATCTAAAATGATTGATGATGACGGCTATGAAGAAGGTAAATCAAAAGAAAGAGAAATGATGGCAGAAAAACCATCAGATAAACTTTCTGATAATTACAAAGGTGGACTTTTATACAAAGGTAAAGCTAAAGATTATACTTCCGCATCAGATATAATTAATAAAAGAAAAGCTAAAGTAATTCCAATTAACATTGGACCAGGAAAGAAAAAAGACTAATATGAAAAAAAGAAAAAAATTTCCAGATATGTCAGGCGATGGTAAAGTTACTAAAAAAGATATTTTAATTGCAAAAGGTGTAATTAAAAAAGGTAAGAAGAAAAAGAAGAAGAAAAAAAAGTAAATGGCTAAACAAAAGTTTACCCACTTCGTACCTAGACCTAAACCAAAGAAAAGACCTCGAAGACATAAAAAGACTTTGAATAAAAATGAAAAACGAAGTTATAAAAAATATAATAGACAAGGTAGAACTTAATGCAAGAATTTATTTGTCCAAATGGTAGAATGTCAGTTAATGGAGCATGCCCTATTTTTGAAGGTGGTGATGGACAAATAAGAGATTATCAAACTCCAAAAACTTTTGATCAAAAATATAATGATATAGAAGATATTGAAAAAGAAAGAGAGAAAAGTGGTTTCTTTAAATTTGATTTTGAAAAAGAAACTCCATCAGCTAAAAAAAGTGCAGGGAATATTATAAGTGAAAATATAGGAGCTTATAATTCTTTTGTAGAAAATAATTTAGGTATTCCTTCAAGTGTTCAAAACGTAGCTAGAATTGGTTCAGCTATATCTGGTTTTGGAACTTATGGAGTTGTAGGAGCAATTGCTCCTTTTGCAATTCCATTTGTTGCAGGTGCTGCTTTAAATAATCAAGCTCAGAAAAAACAAGAAGCTGCAATCAATAGAGAAAGCGTAAAAGATTTACAAGGAAGAATTGATAAAGGTGAATTTGGTTCAGTTACACCTACTCCTCAAGATGCTAGACGTGGCGGTCAGTATGATGGTCGTAGCACTCAATCTAAAGATAGTATAGGAAGTAGAGGATCTGGTATGTCGGGTTATGGTGGTGGAGCTGATATGGGTGGTGGTTCACCAGGATCAAGTGGACCAGGTGGTTCAGATAGTATGGGTAGTTTTTAATTATGGCAAGAACAAGAATTAAACCTAGAAAAAGAACTGGAGATATTCCTAGAAGAAAAAAATATTATCGACCTACTAAAAAAGGTGCGGGTATGACTAGAGCAGGAATAAGAGCTTATAGACGAGCTAATCCTGGTTCTAAATTATCTATGGCTGTAACTGGTAAAGTAAAACCTGGTAGTAAAGCAGCTAAAAGAAGAAAATCTTATTGTGCAAGATCATTAGGACAATTAAAAAGAAGCTCTGCAAAGACAAGAAATAATCCTAATTCTAGAATACGACAAGCTCGTAGAAGATGGAAATGTTAATCATTATTTTCTAGCCTTAAAAATTAATTTTGTTATACTTTGTAGACTATGAATTTAATCAGAGATTTAAAAAAACAAATAGATGAAAGACGAAAGCAGGAATCTGCTAAAGTACAACTTCGTAAAAGAAGTATGGACTCTATAGCTAGACCTAAAGCTACAAAAAATATTACATCTAAAGATCCAAGGTTACAAGGAATATAATGGCTAAAAGTCCTAAAACTACAGGTGAACATCTGGTAGCTCTTTATGGACACGTCACAGGCTTAAAAAAAGATATTAATTTAATTAAAAATAATCATCTTAAACATATGCATGATGATATTGAAGGTTTGGGCGGCAAGATAGACAAAATCTATTGGGTATTATTAGCTGGAGTGGGGACTGCAGCATTATTGTTACTTGAAAAATTATTATGAAGGTAAGTGAAAATACACAAATCGGACTTCCATTAAGGAATCTGATAGGGCTTATAAGTGCGGTTGTAATAGGAGCATGGTTTGCTTTTGGTGTAATAGAAAGATTAAATCAATTAGAAACAGCTAATAAATTATTCGAACAAGATTTATTAGAAGCATCAGCACAAAAACCAATTGACCAAGAACAGTTTATGTTGTTAGAACACATAGCACAACAAGTTGAAAAACTAGAAAAAAATCAAGAACAAAATATGACAAATAAAGTCAATATTGAACGTTTACAACATGATGTAGAACGATTACAAATTGATGTAGAAAAATTAAAAGATTCCGTAAGAGCTAACTTAGGAAAGTTAAATGGTAACTCTCATTAACGAAGGTTCTTTACAGGAATACGATTATAACAACGAATACGCTGAATGCGAATGGAGACAAAATGATAAAACTGGTATTTGCACTATGCCTATTTATAAATGGGGAACTTGTGGAACATCGAATACAGGAGAGCTTATCAACTTGCCTGAAGATGAAACGTGAAGCCACTAGAAATATGGAAATGAACAATAAAAAGTTTATGTGTGGTGAAGTAGAAGCTGAAATCGTTAAAAATATAGACGGATCAGAGAGTATCCAAAAAATAATCCAACCCAAATAAACACTTTAAAAATCAATATTTTTGTTTTATATATCTATTAGGATAGATATGGTATGCACCAGGAGGTATAGAATGAAATGAACATTATATTAATTAAAATAATTAAACAGTGATTAACAGAGGAGCATTTAGTAATATTATGAGTAAACCCGGATTATATGCAAATATCAATAAAAGAAAAAGAAAAGGTATATCAAGACCTAAATCAAAATCAACAATTTCAAAAGAAGCTTATGCTAATATGAAAGCTGGTTTCCCTAAGAAGAAAAAGAAAAAAACTAAAAAAAGAAAATCTTAATGGCACTAGAAGTAGAACTAGAAAAAAAGAAACTTGAATACACTAACGAAGATGGTGAAAAAGTTAGAGTTGATGTAGATCAAGAAGAAACAGAAAAAGAAGAAGAAGCTTTTGAATCAAATCATTATTCTAATTTAGCAGAAGAATTAGATGAATTAGAAGTAAGAGGTATTGGTAAAGATTTAATTAAAGCTTATGAAGATGATAAATCTTCCAGAAAAGAATGGGAAGATCAATACTCTAAAGGATTAAAAATGTTAGGCGTAGTTGTTGAAGATAGAAATGATCCTTTCCCGGGAGCTTCAGGTGTTCATCATCCATTAATGGCAGAGGCAGCAACTCAATTTCAAGCTAGAGCTGTAGCAGAAATGTTTCCATCAGGTGGTCCTGTTAAAACTCAAATTATGGGTAGAACTTCTGATAAAAAAATAGAACAAGCTCAGCGTGTTCAAGATTTCATGAATTATCAAGTTACAAGTCAAATAAAAGATTACTTTAATGAACTTGATCAAATGTTATTTTATTTAGCATTGGCAGGATCAGCATTTAAAAAAATATATTTTGATAATACATTAGATAGAATTTGTAGTAAATTTGTACCAGCAGAAGATTTTGTAATTTCATATCAAAATACCGATTTAGAAACAGCAGAGAGATATACACAAGTAATGAAAATGTCTCGTAATGAAATTAAAAAACATCAAATATCAGGATTTTATAAAGACATAGCTTTAAGTAAAAATGAAGATGATGGAAAAGATCAAGGTACTGTAGAACAAACTATGCAAAGATTAGAAGGTATGACACCTTCATCTGCAGATAAAACACATACACTACTAGAAGTACATGCTGATTTAGATATTGGTGAAGATGAAGATGGATTAGCTTTACCTTATATTGTAACTATTGATTATGATTCAACACAAGTATTATCTATTAGAAGAAATTGGAAAGAAGATGATACTTTAAAAAGAAAAAGAACTTATTTTATTCATTATAAATATTTACCAGGCCTTGGATTTTATGGATTTGGTTTAATACAATCTATTGGTGGTTTACAACACGCTTCAACTGGAGCACTTAGAGCTTTATTAGATTCAGCAGCATTTGCAAATTTAAATGGAGGTTTTAGAGCTAAAGGTGCAAGAATAGAAGGCGGTGATATAACAGTTTCCCCTGGAGAGTGGGTAGAAGTCGAAGCTTATGGAGATGATCTTCGTAAGTCATTTATACCTCTTCCCTTTAAAGAACCTTCACCCACTCTTTTACAATTGTTAGGTGTTTTAACAGAATCAGGGAGAAGATTTGCATCAATTGCTGATGCGATGGTAGGTGATTCAGCTGGATCAGGTCCTGTTGGTACAACTATTGCAATCATTGAACAAGGTAGTAAAGTGTTTTCAGCAATTCATAAAAGATTACATCAAGCACAAGGTAGAGAATTCCAATTAATATATCAATTAAATGGAGAATATTTAGATGATGAATATCCATATGAAGTTATTGGAGAACGTAAAACAGTTAGAAGAAAAGATTTTGATTCAGCTATTAATGTTGTTCCAGTAAGTGATCCTAATATTTTTTCACAAGCTCAAAGAATAGCTTTAGCTCAAACTGGATTACAATTAGCACAACAAGCACCTAGTATTATAGATACTAAAGAAGCTTACAGAAGATTTTTACAAGCTTTGAATATTCCTGAATATCAAGATTTAATGATTGAAGATGAAGATACACCTAGACGAGATCCTGTATCAGAAAATATGGCTTTATTAAATGGTAAACCAATTAAAGTATTTGAAGATCAAGATCATGCTGCACATATGGCTGTACACCAACAATTTATTAATGATCCAAGATTTGGTGGTAATGAACAAGCTAAACAAGTTTTATATGGGCAAATGATGGCTCATATAGGTCAACATATGGCATTTTTATATCAACAACAAATGCAAGCTCAAGTACCAGAAGGTGTACCTACTTCTACTGGTCAATTTAATGAAGAATTTAGAGAAGAAGAAACTAAAGAAATACCTATCGAACAAGAAAATAGAATTGCTGCAGCTGCAGCACAAGCTGCTCAAAGTTTAATGGGTAGTATGCCGCCATCACCAGAACAACAAAAAATGGCAATGGAAATGCAAGAGAAGCAAGCTAATCTACAATTAAAAGCTGAAGAATTAAATATTAGAAAAGCTAGATTTGCTGAAGGAGTAAAAGATAAGGAAAGAGTTAATGCAAGAAAAGATGCTGAGACTAAAGCTAAAATAGTTGAGACAGCTTCTAAAGTTGCAAGACGTGATAAGTAATGGCTATACCAAACGAAAAAGTAAGACAAGCAAAAAAGTTTTTAGAAAATCATAAAATTTCTATTAAATATGTTAAACCAAAATTATTTGCAATTGCTGCAGATGGACTTAAAAAAAACTTTGAAGAAACTTTAGATTTCTTTATGAAAGGTGTAGATGGAACGACTACTACAAGCGATAAGACAGAACATAAAAAATTATAATTCAGAATTAGGTAAAAATTTGTTGTCTAAAGGTGTAGATAACATAGAAGAATTTAAACGTGTTTATGGTATGTCACAAGGTTTAAATAAAGCATTAGAAATTATTAATGAAACAACAGAAAAATACCAGAAAGGAATAATAGAAGAAGATGATTAGTAATGAACAATGGGCAACAGATAATGATGTGCCTACTCCAGAAAAAGTACCAGCACCAGTTGGTTATAGAATTTTAATTAGACCTAGAGGAGTTATAGAAAAAACTAAAGGCGGAATTTATTTGACTGATTCTAATAAAGAAACACAATCATATCTTAATAGTGTAGGTCAAGTAATAGCTATGGGACCAGAATGTTATAGTGACAGAAAAGCTCCATGGTGTAAAGTTGGAGATTGGGTAGTTTTTGGTAGATATGCAGGAGCCAAAGTGTCTGTACAAAAAGTCAAAATGGTGATAATAAATGACGATGAGATACTTGCTACATTAGACAACCCTGAAGTAATATCTCAACAATTATAATATACGTTAGCATAAGCTAACGACAACATAGGAGAAACTATGATCGAAGAAGAAAAGAAAGAGTTAGAAGTTAGGTTAGATGATGATTCTGCTGAAAAAGAAATAGAGGTTCCTAGTAACCCTATTGAAGATTTAGTTGAACAAGCCGAAGCTTCTGAAAAAGAAGAATCAACTGAAGAAAAAGAGGAAATTAAGGTAGAAAAAAAACCTGAAGTTCCGAAATATTCAGATGATATGCCATATTCTGAAAAAGTTCGTAAAAGAATTGCTAAAGAAGTGGCAAAAAGAGCTGAAGCTGAACAAAGAAATGTTGAATTAGAGCAAAGATTAGCTGAAATTGAAAGAAAAACTTTTGAAATTGCTAATAAATCTCTAAAAAATCAATATACTTCAGTTTCTTCTGATTTAAAATCAGCAATTGAAGAAGGTAATACTGATAAACAAGTAGAGCTTTATGAAAAAATGGCTGATATCAGAAATCAAATGTCAAAAACTGAAGAATATTCTGCTGAAAAGCCAAAAGCTAAAAAAAATGATGCAAAAGTACCGCCATTAGCAGCAGATTGGGTCAAAGAAAACAGTAATTGGTTTAATAAACCAGGTCGTAGAAAAGAAACAGCTATGGCTTATGGTATCGATGCTGAATTGACTGAAGAAGGTTGGGATGTGAATGATCCTGGTTATTATGACGAAATGAATAAACGACTTAAAGATAGTGGTTTAGAGTTTTTTAATAAATCAGAAGAAAACACTTCTCAAAACGAGAAAAATGTGGTACAAAAGAACAACAGAGTGCAGTCTCCCGTTGCTGGAGTTAGTCGTAAAAAAGCTACTGACAGTAATCGAGTTAAGCTAACTCAAGATGATCTCGATACCGCAAGAAATTTTGGTATTGACATTAATGATGAAGCAGCACTAAAACGGTTTGCTAAAGAAGTAAAAAACTTTAGCACCAATACGTGAACGAAAGGAGCACGACTATTATGAGTAATAAAATAAAACACGAAACTCAAGAAGAAAAATCTTCAAGAGTTTCACATTGGCAGCCAAGTAATTTACTTGAAGCGCCTGACCCAAGACCTGGTTTCAAACAAAGATGGATTGCAACTATGATCTTAGGACAGGAGCAGCCGACAAACGTTGCTAAACGTATGCGAGAAGGTTGGCAACCAAGAGACCCTAAAACGGTCACTGGTGGAAAATCTTATGCTACGATAGAACATGGCAAGTTTGCAGGTTTTATTGGAATAGAAGGAATGGTACTCTGTGAAATGCCAGAACAAATGGTAAATGAACGTAATGAATATTACGCAAAAATGACTGAAAACTTAATGCGATCAGTCGAACAAGATATCCACAGAGCTGAGTCACCTGGAAATCCAATACAAAAGACCTTCAAGAGTGAAGTTACTAGAGGCGGCTTTAAAGAGTAAAACGCAACTATAACTAGGAGGTTATAACTATGGCAAATACAGATGCCCCTCAAGGTTTTATACCTTTGAGACACTTAACTGGTGGAGTTATCAGACCCCAAGAATATCCTATTGCAAACTCTTACGGCACTAATATTGCAAGTGGCGACTTAGTTACTATGACTACAGACGGTACTGTAATAAGAGGAACAGCTGGAGGAAATGCTTTAGGTGTATTCTATGGAGTTGAATACATTGAAAACTCTACAGGAGACGTCAAGTTCTCTAAAGTTTGGAAC